TTTAAAAAATCATCCGGTTCATTAAGAATTACTTCCACCATTTGATCTGGAGTCCATTTCACAATAGGTTCATTTACGACTGACATAATTTTCCTCAAAATTATTTACATATCTTTTATTTAGGTTTTGTATCCTTTGGGTCATTTATAAATTATTTTGTTCCTCCGGTTTCAATTTTTGACTTTATAAAATTAAGTTGCTCTTTGGTGAGAACTCTCAACGCTTGTTTTGCCTTCTCATTACTATATCCATAATAACTTTTGACACAATCAAGATCTTTGATTTTATCTTTATAAATCCAAGGAGAATATCTTTTCCTTTTTCTCAAACTATTTAAGTAAAATGAATATTGAATATCTTTGTCAAGATGATGATTGATATTCATTTCGTTCACATACATAATTGTATCTATCTCACCGGACAAGCATTTGTTAATCACAAACGGAACATATTCCTTGATAAGAGATGGATCTTCCTCCAACAGATTTTTCTTGGAGAAATTGATTGAGTTTAACCAGTCTTTTAATTCAGTCACCAATCAATCCCTCACTTTTTAATCTATTGTAATTATAGCATCCATCAAAATTAAATTGGATTTTTGGAGTTTTATTATAATTAAATAACAATAGTTCCTTTCTTTGCTTTTGGTCTCTCATATATTCACCAACCGAACGCATCGTATAAGTTAGATCAAACTCTGCGGTAGTCCAATTCTCAAATCTATCTTTTACTAACTGATCTGAATTGTAACTAATCAATTGATCCATAGTATTGGCATTACAATCAGCAGCAAACTTATCGTGATCGAATCCTTTGTGCATTGATCCCTTGCGCCCATAGAGATTATCCTTAATATCATAAGGAGGATCAAGATACATAAAGGCACCCATATTTCCATCCATCAAATAATCATAGGAATAATTAGTTATTCTCCATTTAGAGATAAGTTTAGAATACTCGGGCAGTTTCTCAATTCCACGAAAACTAAAATTAGATTTGGATGCCTGTGCTGAAAATGAAGAACTTTCGGTAAGACCACTAAAAGAACACTTATTCACAATATAAAATGCTATGGCACGATCTACTGAAGTTTCTGCCGGATCATTAATCATATCCTTTGCGGTAAGAAAAAGTTCCTTTGCTGCTTCTGGATTATAGTGATTTGATTTTTCACGAGAAAGAGTATCTCGTAAATCATCCGGAAATGTCTGTAGTACCTGCCAGAAGTTTACAAGAGGTTCATAAAGGTCATTTACCCAAATCTTGATGTTTGGATATTTTTTTGTAATATGAATGGCAACACTTCCACCACCCAGAAATGGTTCACGGAACTCATCATAGTTTCGTAGGTCTGGGAAATAGGGGTCCATCTTGACGCAAGCACGGGACTTGCCGCCAGCGTAGCGCAACGGCGTTTTAAGAGATTTCATACTACCACTCATCGGTTTTGTCCTCCCATTTATAAAGTTCATCTACAATTTGATGATAAAGTTCCTTGACTTGTTTTTTGGGAGCAAGAGAAATATCTTTGGCGAGGTATTCTACATCTCCCTTATCAATAACAATCTTAAGTCCAGATTTAGAAATATTTTTTTCAGGATCAAATCTCTTAAGAGCATTCTCAAAAGATACCACTCCAATATGTCGTTGTGTTTGATCGATCAAAATCATTTCATCAAACTTTTTTTCTGGGAAATTATTATTTACAGTTCCCTGAAAGTTTTTAAGAGTTATTTCTTTCGTGTTGATGGTTTTATTAGTTTGAAATAATTTATCCAAACCCTTCGCCTCATATCTCCACAATTCCTCATTTACTTTAGTAGTAAAATCATGACCCAGAGTATCATTCAATCCAACATAAACCAAGTTTTTACTTGTCTTTTCAATTGCCTTTTCGATAAATACTGCTCGACTAAACTTTTGACCACCAAATCTTAAACGACGAGTGTATTCAACTACTCCCATCACCATTTCAAAATCAAAATCAATTTTAGTTTTCATAATCTGCTGGGTGATACTTCAAATATTCTCTAAAGGTTAATTTCATTTCCTTGTGCGTCATACCACAATGTTTTGCGGCAGCGGGAACAGTCATTTTAGCGCGAAACAAACCTTCGTTTGCTTCTTTTACATTTTCCGGAGTTGTCTTGACCGGAACCTCACATAATGATGTCTTATCAATCTTATATGAGTTCATTTTAGGCAACTCACAACAATTTTAGTGTCTCTGGTTGCCTCTGCCATCTCACGATAACCAGTTCCTACATAAATCTGTCCGCCAACTACAGCGACCGCACAGGCACCCCAGAAGATATAATACCATTTGGATTTCACTTGATGTTGTTTCTTAATTTCATCAAGTTCATCGTGAATATCTTGATGATGAAATCTCAAGGGTTTCTGTATGAGTTCTCTTAATTTCTTATTTTTCATTTAAACTCAACCTCACACATAATTTCTGTTAGTGCCGCCAAAAGATTTATCTCTTGGTCCATTACAAAACAACACTGATATTGATATTTAGATATAATAAGAATAGCAGAAGGAATGGTAGAGGGCACTAGACATTCATAAAGAGCATCATAAATCTTACGAAGAATAGCGGAGGCATCATTATCCAAGTTCTTTACCACCCAGTTTCTAACCTCTGTAAAGTTCTTATCTTTAAGATGTTTCATAAGGTCATTTATGGCAATATCAGAAAAGGAAGCAAGAATACCGGAGTCAATTGTTCCGCCGGCAGAATATCGCTGAAGAACATTTAGTAGTTGTCGCGTGTCAGGGAAATAATTCTTTACGAGTTCGAGTATAACTTTTTTATCATAATCGATTTTTTCCTGTTCGAGTATGTGCGTCATCCTCTTAAAGATGTCGGACATCATCTGTGGTTTTTCTTCTTTCTGGATGGGCGTATATTTGAGAACAACACATCTTGATTGAATTGGTTCAATAATTTTATTCAAATTATTACAGGTAAAAATAAAGCACACATTATTATGAAGTTGCTCTATCACCCCACGAAGACACAGCATTACATCATTTGTGGTCCCATCGAACTCGTCAAAAAATACCACCTTTTTCTTGTCATTAAACATCGAAACGGTTGTTCCAAAATTAATGACTTGATTGCGAACCGTATCCAAGTATCTTCCTTCTGAAGACCCATTTAGAAACAAAACATCTTGCTTTGTAATTTTACATAGTGTTTTGATTGTTTGAGTTTTACCACACCCCTGAGAACCCTGAAGAATAAGATTTTGATTTAATTGACCTTCCTTAGCGACATTAAGAAAGAACTCCTTAACATTTTTAGTGAGAATCAAATCTTCAACAGATTGTGGGGACCACTTCTCCACCCAGAGAAATGGTTTATTATCAGTTAATTCCATAATTTAATTTATCCACGAAGGTTTTCTTGACGGCATACGAAGATAATTATCTCTAACCCAAGTCTTGGTGTTAATGTAATTCTTGTAAGCAGTAAAAGTGTCAATAGTTGTATCCAGTTTAATCTCATCTGGCATCGCACGAGCAAAGGGAGTTACTTTATCAATTTTACCTTTTGGGAATAGATAGTATGCCCCCAAAAGAGTATTATAGCACGAATGAGGTTTTCCGTACCTCAAATGAAACTCATCACACAGGTTCATTCCATGCTTGATTAACCAATAGGCATTATCAATTGATTTTGCCGCCCACTGGGTACAGGGATGATTGCGAAATGCTCCTTTTTCTGTAGCGTATGGCATCCCATCTTTTTTAGTGAGAGTTCCATAGTTATGATACCATTTGGACGCCACGATAGAAAGCATTTGACAGCACTCAAGAGGCATTTTCGTTATGTGCCGGTCAGGAAGTACAATAGCACTCTCCGCTGGAAAGGGAGATGTGGCGAAGATATTCAAAGTTAGTTCCTCAAAAACAATACTTTTCCATTACATATTTGACTTCATTTGGTTTATCCTCCATCCAAAATGCTTCCATTTCAATTTGCCGAATACTGGGACCAATCAATTTTACAGCAGATTGCACATCTTGCCTTCTTCTGTCAGAAAGATTCATATTAGAAGATGAAATTCCCAACGGAGTCAAAGATTTGTTCTTACAATATTGAGCCAAATGAACTGACTCGTGTAGTAATGTTTCGTTGATATAATATTTTACATTATCTCTCGAAACAATTCTGTCGGTACAGATATTCATAGTTTTTTCGGTTGGACTGAACCACCCATAAATATCGTGTTTTCTACAAATTGGAGCATTTTCAACTACTCGAATCTTGCGAGAAACCATTTGATAGATTTCCATAGATTGAGGAGAAAGATAAAATAAGAAGTCCATTATTCAAAGGTTGAATCCGGTTCCATCGCAATCCAATAGGAAAGATTGTACTTGGTATTGGTAAATTGAGAAAGAAGTTTTTCTGACAGAACTACATCATAGGCACCGGAAATAATCTTACTTAAGTTTTCTACCTTGAAATTAAAAGTAAAGACATTATCCGTTTCTCCAACAATAATAGAAGATTCGTTAGAGGTATTATTTTTTTTATCCCGAACGACGAGACGAATTACTCCTGCTTCACCAATCGCAGAAATATCAGGAAGTTGATAAACAGATGCCGCCTTGACAAGTCTTTCAGTAATTCCATTTTCGAGTTGAAAAGAAACATCTTTGGAAGGAAGATTGATTTGCTTTTCTGGTGGAGAGACAATTACATTTGGGTCTGAATAGAAATACTTGACCCTGCGCTTTCCATCACGAATTGTAATGTAACTATCTTCAGAAAAGTCCAAATCAGGATCCTGATGAAGACTCAATCCATTCAGAAACTGATTTAGGTCATAAATCGCAAAGTCACGGGGAAAGTTTTCGGAAATTTCTGCTTCGGAAAGAATATTTTTAGCGATTGAGATTGTTCTCAATACATTACCTTTCTTAACCAAAATAGATTGATTAATACCAGAGAAGTTTTTGAGAATAGTAATTGTGTTTTCAGAGAGTTTCATAGTGTTAGATTTAAGTTTCATAATCAACGGAATTCGGAGAGACCATTATCCTTACGAGAATAATGCTTATCAAAGTGAAGTAGTAGCATAGCATAGTGAATGACTTTCAGCAAATCACGTTTGTTGCGTCCGTCCTTATTCCCATAGCGACTACCATACTTGAGAATATTTGATTGACAAAACCCGGCGGCAAGTTTTTTGGCTGCCATCAAATCAATCGTTTGAATGTCTGCGTAATCTTCATCATCTCCGCAGTAATGCCCGCTATATGTACTACTTACATAATTTTCAATATCCTTAAGGATTTTATCTTCATTATATTTCCAAAGATGATTTTTTGGTTCGTTCATAGCAGGAGTTTTTGTCAAATCAACATATCCAGAGTGTTCGTTCATAGTCATTTTATACTCAAGTGATTGCCTTTCATTTTCGGCATTAGAGAAAGCCATAATTGAGAGAAGTCATAATTAACCTCTCTCAATTATAGCAGATTTAAGGTTGTTGGTCAATCAAAAGGGAACCTCATTACTCACCTCTATTGTTAGTTCTGGTGTTTCAGATGGCATCACAAAGTCAGCGTCAATCTTGTCGTATAGTTCCAAGAATGCGGTTTTAGTTTCATCATCAAAACGATTTACGCAAACCTGAATCGCTTTTGCCTTATCCTGAAAAATGCTGTAGGCACGGACAATATGAACCAAACGACGAGTGCTGATGATTTCCTCAATACCACCATCATAGAAGGTCTTGCGGATGATATCACCCCAATCACAAAGTCGCTTACAGAAATCTCGGTCTTCTATACCCAAGTCCAGAGCAATTCCTTCGAGAATTCGCTGCTCGGTCGCAGGAGCAGGATAGGACTGCTCGAAAGTGACAGGGAAGCGTTCCAAGAATGCCTCGTTAAGAACGTTGGTGCCGATGAAGCGACCATCATCAGAACCCTTACCCTTGGTGTTTGCGGTGGCAATCACATTAAATCCGGCAGCAGGTTTGACGAAGCGACCAATCTTCTTCAGGAAAACACCTTTACCTTCCAGAACAGACTGAAGACACAGGATTTTATTGGAAGCAAGGTCAATCTCATCGAGAAGCAATACGGCACCACGCTCAAGTGCTTCGATGACTGGACCATTATGCCACGCTGTTTCACCATTCACAAGGCGAAATCCCCCAATCAAATCGTCCTCATCTGTTTCGATAGTCACATTCACCCTAATCATTTCACGCTTCAGCTGAGCACACGCCTGCTCCACCGAGAACGTTTTACCATTACCCGAAAGACCCGTAATGAATGTAGGGTAAAAGAGACGGGACTGAATAATGCGTTTAATGTCAGCAAAATTACCAAACTTGACGAAGGTATCATCTTTATCGGGAATAAGGTCTTGTTGATGGTCGGGAAGAACGGCAACACTCTGAAAAGAACGCTCGATTTCTTCTACTTTATCTTGTGTGATTTCTAGGTTCCACTTACCACGACCAATCTTATGATGAGAAAGTTTGTTGCTTACGGTTTGGTAGTTAAGACCACGAGAGGCACAAAAACCTTTGAGGTCGCCAGAAGTGATTTCTGGTCCATAAAGTTCCTTGATGCTTTCAATAAGTTGCTGGTCGTTCACGGAGGATTTGCGAGGCATAATGTAGTTAGGTCGTTTTGTTTAACTGAAGTTATTATACGACAAAAAAGGGGGTCGTGGGACCCCCGGTGGACGGTTTGAGAAGTGGTCTCAATACATCATCTAATTTTTCTCAAATCCTGTCCGTGCATTGTATTTCTTGGGTCATCACCTACTTCCACAGTAGATGCAATTCCTTTCATTTTTCTTGCTCTGCTCATAGATTTGGGATTTCTTTTTTTAATATAATCCTCTTCGTGTTTAGCGGCCTTTTCTCTCACTTTAGTTTCTGGAAATTCTTTCTTACCCTCTTTAAGAACTTCTTCAACAATACTCTCTCTCCACCCTTCACTCATATTCACCATAATAACTTCTGCTGCTTCTGGTGTTTCGGCATATCCACCCTCAAGAAGATATGAACGGATGGTGTCGTAAATATCTACTTGTTCATTACTAGACATTCCATGAATAAATTTTCCTTTGGTCTTTTTATCATGCCAAGAAATTTGTCCAGATTGTTGATTAGCGTAATCTCTTGCGGTAGTTTTAGTATGAGGAACTGAACTAAATCTTGGTTTTTTTGTAGCACCAGGTTTGGTATTTTTCCATTTTGAATGCGCTGCTTTTTCGGTTTGTCTTTCTGAAGAAGCTGCTCTACGCAAATCAGTATCTTGCCCCTTTACTGCCTCATCAACTTGATGAACCTGATTATATGCTTCCTGAAGATTGCGAATATCTTGTGCGTCCATTTTACAACTACTTTTTAGTTATTTATAATCGCGGTTCTTCAGGGTTTCAAGGTGCTCCCGACTTACAATTTTCCCAGTATATCCGGGATAAAACTTTTTCACAATCGCAGAAACACCCATCGCAGTAATCGCACTATCACAAATTACACACACCTCTTTGGTGGTGTAATTTACAACGTGTTCGAGAGGAAACTTATATTTCATTTTAGTTCATAATCGGGATACTTTTCTCTAACTTTATCTCTAAAGCGACCATTAAATGTAGGAGGATTTAATTCTCTTTTTTGAGTAATGACTTTATTAGCGTGGTCGATAATAAGAAGTTTATCTATATTGTCAGGTTTTTTCATTATTTATCAAGCAACCAAAGAAACGAACTCACCAAGAATACGCCTATTCATTTTCTTGGATTTCAGACTTTTCACAAAAGCGGTTTTAATCTGTGATTTAGAGGCATCTTCAGAAACAGAAAACTCCGTGTCCTGTGATATGGAGGTAGAAGAAATACCAAAATAAGCATGATATCCAGAAGTCTTAAGAGTAAAAC